ACATCTGAAAGAAGTGCGTTTTATAAAAACAAAACATATACTGATAAAGTTTTTAACAAAGCTATTGACGATATGATAAACGATAAAGAAAGATAATATGGGACCAAAAGGAATAGGGCCAAACAAACTTGGCGCAGTAAAAACACCAGCTAAAATATTAGGAGCAATAGCTGGAGCAGTGGCACCGGCATTAATTAAAGGCGCTGCAGGAGCATTAGCTGGAAAGTTAATGGGCGGCAAAAAAGAATAATGGCATTTAAACTAAAGTCTAAAGGAGAAGTATTTGGCATCAACGAAGAGCTATCTGAGTTTGGTAGACCGGTGTTTGAAAAAAACCTAGGCAAAGATGTCATAGCTGAAGCAAACAGAGATGGGACTACTTTCGTAGATAAAAACGCATCGGTAAAAGAAAAGAAAGACGCTATCGAGCATGAGAACGTACATCACGATCAAATGATGCAAAACAGGCTGCAATACAATAACGAAGAGGTTATTTGGAAAAGAGACACGAGATCGCCAGCGAGAAAATATGAAAGAGTCGGCGGAGCGTTGTTTAGCGCTGGGCAAAAACTAGAAGAAGGCCATTCTGATTTTGAGTGGGAAAAAGAAGCTTATAAAAAATAAATAAATGAAAGCAACGCCTATTACACAAAAATGCAAAAGCTCTCCTATGAAGATGAATATGGCTTTAATAGAAGGCAATTCTGTTGTTCACGATAAATTCGAAGATTCAATTGGAGGAATGGTTAGTAGTGCATTAGACAAAGATAAAGCTAAGCAGCAAGAAGTTGCCCCAGAAAAAAAAGCAACTCCAGAGCCTACAAAAGTGGACTATAAAAAAGAATTTAAAAAAATGAGGGAAGATTTAGCTACAAAAGATTTTAGCATAAGTGTTCCTGACATGTCAACAGGAATAAAAAACCTATCCGGATTTTAAAAAAAAACTAACAAAATGAATAAACCAATCACATCAAGAGTACAACACGCCACTGATAAAGGTATGGTACGCCAGCCATTATTAAACATGGGCTCACCTGTTAAGCAGAAAGTTAAACTAGAAAACAAAGCCAAAGAAGTAAACGAGTCTGTTAGAGGAATGGAAGATGGCAAAGTCGGAGTGAGAAACACTTCAACTAGAGTAGAGCCGGATAAACTTGTAAAGGGTAAAGAAATAATGAAAACCGTTAACACAGATACTTATGACGGTTCTGGCGGATACGCTTCTGACAAAGATTGGAATGCGTTCTTAAAAACGCCTAAAGGAAAAGCATATTTAGAGAAAAACACTAAGCAGGTTGGGACAGGAACGTTTGCGCCTGATACTTATACTCCTGGAAAAACATCAACAGTATCTAGTTTTGGTGAATACAAAACGGCACTTTCAGGGGATGCTAAGAAGCCTTGGCACAGACGCCAGGATATGCGAAGCACTAAGTTGTCTACAAGAGGTGTTATAAAAACCCAAGATAAAATTGATAAGCTCAATAGAAAAAAGAACAAACTGGTAGCAAAGTATGACACTGATAAGAATGGTGAATTAGATAATAAGGAAAAATCTAAAGTTAAATCAAAAGGCTTCTTAGGTATTGGTAACGACGCTAGATCACTATCCAGAACAGAAAACAGAATAAAAGCTTATGGAGGACAATTAAAAGGAGCACAAGGGAGCCAAAACGCGTCTGTAAAACAGCAAGAGCAATCTGTTCGATATGGTAATAAAATAAACTTAGGAGAAAGAGATGCTCGTTTAAGTGATATCGGACCAGCTGGAGGCGACAAACAAACGGAAATTTTAAGCAACGCTAAAATGAAGCGTAGCCCGTACAAGATGATGCCTAAGAGTCCAATTATGAAATCATTTAAAAAGTAAACTATGGCTTATGTTCAAAACTCCCCGTTTAAAAAAAGCGGGGCCTGGGCCAGAAAAGAAGGTCAGTCGGAAACAGGCGGGCTCAACCAAAAAGGCGTTGATGCTTACAGGAGAGAAAATCCAGGTTCTAAATTAAAGACAGCCGTTACAACTGATCCTTCTAAATTAAAGAAGGGCAGTAAAGCTGCTAATCGTAGAAAATCATTTTGCGCTAGAATGAGCGGAGTGAAGGGTCCAATGAAGAAACCAAACGGAGAGCCAACAAGAAAGGCTTTAGCGTTAAGAAAATGGAATTGCTAATGGAGATAAAAGGATTAGGGGATACTATAGAGAAATTTACAACAGCAACTGGAATAAAAAAGTTAGCCGATAAAATCCCTGGCGGCTGCGGTTGCAATAAAAGAAAAGAGAAGTTAAATAAATTATTTCCTTATAAGTAATGAAAAAAATTTGGTCATGGCTTACAGGTTCTGTCATAAAAGAAATTGGCGGTATCTTAGATAACTTAACAACAACCAAGGAAGAAAAGCTTGAGGCACAAAGATTAATTACTGAAATATTAGAAAAAGCAGATAAAGAAGCTCAGGAGCAGGTTACTGCCAGGTGGAATGCAGATATGCAATCCGATTCTTTTTTATCGAAAAATATACGCCCAATGGTACTTATATACTTAACGTTTATATTTACTGTTTGTGCGTTCTTTGATGGAAACGTTGGAGAATTTAAAATAGCAGAAGAGTATATCCCAATATTCCAAACTCTTCTTGTTACAGTTTACGGAGCGTACTTTGTCGGTAGGACGTGGGAAAAAGGAAAATCGATAATAAACAATAAAAACAATTAAATTAAATCAAATGAGTAAAGTAAAAGAATTAGTATCGAAGGTTGAAAGTGGTGAATTATCTAACTTGCAAGAGCTTGTTAAAGTTATGAACCAAACACAATTACAAATTGGTGGATTAGAGGCTCAAAAGCACGACTATTTGCATGAGCTAGTAAACATCAAAAACAAATTAAATGAATTCCAAAAGACCCTGGAGGATAAATACGGTAATGTATCTGTAGACATTCAAACAGGGGAAATAAAATCCAATGAGTCTACTACGGAAGATTAGTATTGGAAGGGACTATAAAAATGACGCCATGCACTACGCTGTTGGACAGGGAGTGTATGGTGGTCATACTATAGTTAACATTATAGAGGAAGAAGAAAAGTACTCTATCTATATACAAAAGGGTAACGACATTATACCGTGGAAAGATTTTAATAAGAATATGGCAATAGCTATAGAATATAATATAGACTATTAATGAAAGGGATTTTTGAGTTTGTTGTAAAACCAAAAAGCGAAAGATATAACAATACAAAGACCTTAGGCGATAGCGAACTTATATTAAATACAGAAATGCAAAACCACAATTTTGTATCTCGTATTGGCATAGTCTTAGCTGTCCCCAGCGTAAATGATACTAGTGTTAAGGTTGGTGATGAGGTAATATTGCACCATAATGTTTTTAGAAGATTCAGAGACATACGTGGGGTTGAAAAAAACAGCAAGAGTTATTATAAAGATGATATGTTCTTTGTTGCTGTTGATCAGATTTTCGCTTATAAAGAAGACGGAGAATGGGTGCCTTTAAAAGGTTTTAACTTTATTAAACCTATAAAGGAGAGTAGAATGTTTTCTATAGATTTTGAAAGGCCGCTAATGGGCATACTTAAATATAAAGATGCTAGTCTAAAAGTTATGACCAAAGGAGACTTAGTAGGCTTTAAGCCAGGAGCTGAATATGAATTTTTAATAGATGAAGAAAAATTATATCGTGTTCCTACAAATTTAATTACAATCAAATATGAATATCAAGGAAACGAAGAAGAATATAATCCTAGCTGGGCACAAAGCAGTTGAAGAATTAATTAAAGTAGCAAAAGAAGCTATTGTCGATTCAGATGACGATATATCTGCAGACAGATTAAAAAACGCAGCAGCAACAAAAAAGCTAGCAATATTCGATGCTTTTGAGATATTAAATAGAATTCAAGACGAGGAGAATCTTTTAGAGAATAAACCAAAAGAGGAAATAGAAAAAAAGGCTTTTAGTGGATTTGCTGAAAAAAGATCTAGATAATGTACGAGCAGAATTTATATAGGGTAGAAACGCCTATTAAGCAAAATACAATAACTAGGTTAAACAAATCTAAGAGTTGGAAGTATGGCTACAATAAAGAGCATGACATTGTAGTGATTAGTAAGACCGGAATGATCGGTGAAATATATAACATACAAAATTTTAAGATAGCTTTACCCAAAGCTCCCTCTAAAATTGATAAGTCGGAAAGTAAATGGGTTGCAAGTGATTACCCTAAAGAGCTCAAAGGTATACAAAGTGTTTTTGACTGGCGAGATTACCCGGACGACTTTAAAGAAAAATGGGAACCATATATAGATGAACAATTCAAACGAAGAGACGAAGGCCATTGGTTCAATAATAAGGGCATGGCTACTTACATTACTGGCACTCACTTTATGTACCTGCAGTGGTCCAAGATTGATGTTGGGAAACCAGATTTTAGAGAAGCAAACAGATTATTCTTCATATTCTGGGAGGCTTGTAAGGCCGACTCACGAGCTTATGGAATGTGCTACCTTAAGAACCGTCGTTCAGGATTTTCATTTATGTCTTCAGCAGAGACCGTTAACTTGGCAACAATTACGTCAGATGCACGGTACGGTAC